ATGTTTGGCTGCGAACATCTTGCCAGAAATGGCTAACGCAGCAATCCCTTTGGATGTCAATGCAAGGCATTATCACCAAGGTCATGACCGGTAGTTCCAAGCTATTGGATCGAATGTTACCGCCCTGAGGCGCTCAACTTCAAGTCCGATAACGGTCACAGAAAGCGTACAACCCTCCCGGGCGTACGTCCTAACAAAGCTCTTACCAAGTAAGTGGAATTGTTATACTGTGGCGGAAATCAAACAGGTATCTTAGCGTCCAGCTATGAACCCCTCCGGAGTGAAACCAAGGGTAACGCAGTGTTATTCCGTAGGTCGATGTAGGTGCTCAATCCACATCAACCGCGTCTATAACAAAGGCGTCGACCACCAACTCGTTCTTAACCCAGACGAGCCTGGGGTTGGGTATTACCCACACCATCCTGAACCGAGCTGTTCACGACGATTCGCTTCAAATGAAGGATCGTTTCGCCATGTTCGCGAATCCTCGCGTCCAACGAAGCACAACATACCTTGGTAGTTGAACTCGTTTAACATGGATGAAAGCAGTTTCGGTTCAGACGGCACAAACACCTCGTTCCTGTCAACAAACGGACGAGTCTTTGTGTAAGCACCGTGAGGGCCGTATTTCACGGAAACACGGACTTCCTCGTGTGTCATCCACACACCCGGAATCGTTTTGGTCGGGCCCATCGCTACAAGCGTCCAGAAATTCTCTGGTTCCGCACCAAACCACTCTGGTCCATTGTCGTCGAGCTCCTTCTCAATAAGAGCCCGCTTGTACGACCAATAGAACAGATAATCGTCACAGTTATCCTCCTGGACGATCGCCCTATCCTTTATGGTGTTCCATTGAAGGTCACCGACGGAGAAATCAAACTCACGCCGAACCTCACCGAACTTCTGAATCAGACCCTTACGGGTGTTCGTATAGTACGGAGAGACTTCACCACCTCTTTTGAGGGAGAAGCGAAAACCTTCCTTCACACACTCAAGGAGATAGAAATACTCACATGGTGGCATTCTATGTTGAGATGTTTCGGGCAAACCCAAACCCCCCCAAACTTCCGGAACAAAACGCGGAATGTCGGGTAAATCATTAAACTCCGAGAATAGGTCGAGTAGAAGTGCATCGCACCACTCGAAACCCTCAAGAAGCTTACGGGCCCGGGCACCGACAGCCGATTTACTGTCGATTTGAGACGCGTCGTCGCTGGTAAAGGCGACCTCACGATCTCCAGATCTCTTCAAACCGAGAAGTAATCCGGTATTGATAAAAGGGATCACTTCAGGAGTCTCGGTATCCGCATCGATTTCCTGAAAGTCGTAAAGTGATGAATTCATCACGATAAAACGACTATCGAGGTAGGTCTTACCGACGGAAGGCTTCAATCCAATCGCCTCCGCATGCTGGGACCAACTTACGAACTGACTGTCGTCACATTGGAAAAGGCAGTCATCACCATTGACGAGCATCTGAAGATCCCGGAATTTAACATCGGGATTAACAGATTCCCAGATAAGGGCAAAATTAATAATGCACAAAATCGGGAAACTCGTCGGTGAACCCATCAACTGACCTCGAAGTTGGGGGAGGTATGGTAACATGCCCCCTTCCTCGCTGTCGAAGTCTTCACAGGTATAAGTGTGACCTGTTAAGGACCGCATCAGTAATTCGACGTAGTCCTCAGGCATCGAGGTGGCCTTCGCGATTGCAATCACCGCGCGTTCTGATAACTCTCTCGAGATATTATCAGTCGCGGCTTGATAATCGCCGCTACACCACTTCTTACCCGCCTCAACCCACTTCAAACGATTCTTCAATTCCTCACCGGAGATACTCACGCCATAAAGGAACCGTGAGTCCCCTTTGAGGACATTGGACATCATCTGCTGAATCGGTCTCAAAGCCGTATAAAGCAAAGCAGGCCCGGCCGTTACAATCCTAATCTTTAACGGCTCAGGAAGCGCTTGCGGTGAACATATTGGTTTTTCCGCGAGTGCCTCTTCGACGAGTTCGATTTGACACTTTTTTAAAAGTTCGATCGACGCTTCGGAGATTTTTATCCGGTATTTAATGTCCGCCGGTACAATCAGGTCATCGGAAAGATCCTCGACATAACTGATTGATTCGGGTGTGAGCAAACCCTCAAGAAGTTTACCCAATGCTCCCCGGTCCTTTCTCCTACTTGAAAAATGGGACTTGACCGACGGCCAGTCGAGTTGAATGTCACGCCAAAACGCGGACCAATCTCGACAACCGAAAAGGTGTTGAACGACTTTTTCGACTCGTGATCCGACTCTTTCGATCACTTCTGCATCGCCCTCCTTACGCTGAACTTCAGTCGTCATTGTTCGGTACGCCTTTACAGCGGCTATCCGACAATCACTGGCTGTGGGTCTTGGAAGACCTTTCTTCAGCATTAACAGAGAGTTAAATGCAGACCATGCACGTCGACGGATCTTTGTGTCCTTCGAACTTACCTCACGCTTCATCCGCGCGAGAAAGTTATGTGGAACACCACCAACAATGTGGGGGCCCACCGTGCATTTACCAACCAACTCCGATGGAAACTCCGGAAGAGGCTGATCGAAACCATGTGCGAATATGGCCGCTGTTTTGTATTTCCAAAACTTAAGCGCCAATCCCGCTTTCGACAGGTAGTGGAGATTATAAAACTCCCTATCAAAAGCTTCCCGCACCGGGGCCGTATCTTTCATCCCGTATATAGTAAGTACGAGATGGTACAGGCCGAGTCCATGCAGAACGTCCTTACAATGCCGACATGTAAATTTATGTCGCACTGTCTCAAACGTTCTGAGATCAACGAATTGATGCTCAGATTTTCTGCTACGGAGCAAACAATGGACAGAATCTTTAGAAGACTTGCCCATCGAAATGTTATTTTCGCCACGCTAAGGTGGCCGGATAACA